CCAGGCGACGAGCCAGATGAACGTCGCGGATATCTGCCGAGCGCCAATCATCAGCGGACTCTTCCGCTGGAAGAGCGGCTGGAACTGCGAGGCTCCGGCCGCGGTGACGGTGAGCACCTCGCCGAGGTCGTTCTGGTTTGTCGCAAGCGGCAGCGTCCACGCGGATGGCACCCAGAGCGTGCCGTTCCACTGGAGGAAGTCGCCGGTGTCGCCGTCGGGCAGCGTGCCGCCCGGTTCACCTCCGCCGGCGGCGAAGCCGACCCTCGTGCTTCCGCAGGGATCGCAGTCAGCGCAGTTCATGACAGAGGCTGCAGGACGATCATGTGGGTCGCCCAGGTCTGGGTGTTAGTGTACGTGCTGTCCTTGTCGCCGGTCGAGCCGGCTGGCAAACCGTCGTCGTAATCGGCGTTGAACGTCGTGTCGATGGGGCTGCCGGGCAACGCAGTCATGCCTGCCGGGCCGGTCGCTCGGTTCTCGGAATCGGAGGCCTCGAAGCGAAGCAGCAGCGACCCAGCGCGCGCTACGGTGCAGCTCGCTCCATTCGCCGTCGTGCCCGTCGTTCCGCCCGCGGCCACGGGTCTCGAGGTGTTGCCTCCTGCCGGCACGGGCGTCACGTTGTCGACGTGCTGCACCGCGACGAGCCAGACGTCGGTGTAGCCTCCATTTGAAAAGTCATACGACGCCGGCTCGGTGCCGGCATTCGTCACGACCTTCAGAAACAGTTCTGTCTCCCAGTTGAAACCGGCAAACCCTGAGTCGAAGTTCGCAGAGTTGCCCTGCTTGACGAAGCCCGTAGGCGGAGTGAGGCCGCCTACGTTGTGACCCACGCACGCGATGAGCACCGTGCCGTCGACGACGCCGGCGGGCTTCGCGACCGTGTCCGTGCCCGATGGATCGATGAGGGTCGTACTGTCGCCGAGCGTGACGGCCAGCACCGCGGAGACGGAGTCGGTGACGCTCACGGAGTCTGATGCCGAGCGGCCGAATGTTGCTGTGCGGGCGATGGAATCTGTGACGCTCACGGAGTCGGACGACGAGCGGCCGAATGCAGCCGACTCCGCGACCGCGTCGGTGACCGAGACCGAGTCGGCCAGTGTGCGCGAGAAGCTCGAGCTGCTCGCCAGTGAATCTGTGACGACCACGGTGTCGGAGGCGGATCGACCAAAAGTTGACGACGTCGAGGAAGAATCGGAGACGCCGATCATATCCGACAGCATGAGCTGGATGAGATTCGCTCCCTCGATAAAGAGAGCGTCGCTCATCATCACGGCGTCGGATAGGCCGATGCCGAATGTCATCTCTCCGCTCTGGTTGTCTTCAGCGCCTACGGAATCGGAGAGCGAGATACTGATGAGCCGTCCCGCGCGACTTGAAACTCGGTTGCAAACAATGTCGCACGTCGTTTCGCAGGTCAGCAGGCATCGCATTCCATCACTTGAAGGAGACCCACGCCGAGAGCGTCCCGGGATTTGCTGGGTCTCCGACCTCCGTCGCCGTGAAGAAAACTCCCGATTTGCCCGCGGGCACCGACAGGGACAGGTCCCACGCGACGCAATCCGGATCCGTCGCTGTTGGGCTCAGGTAGACGGTAAAGCACGTGTCGAACTCGCCGCACGTCGCGGTCTGCTGAAGAACACTCTCCTGCGTTGTCGGCACCCCACCCGCAGCGGTCCAAAAGATTCGAATCTCAACCTGGTTCGGTGAGATCTGACCGGCGTTGGGGCAGAGCTCAAAGGTGAACGTCACGCAGTCGGCGCCGTTTGGTACCGAGGCCTCCTCAGACGTTATGGGGGTTGAGAGGGGCTCCTCGTCGACGACGATGGTGGGCGATCCGTTGAGATTCACATTGCAGGGCATCTACGCGATCCTCGGCGAGGAGGGGGACGACGGTGTGCTGCGACGGGCTACCCTGGCGACCTCGTCGATAAAGGCCTCCCAGGGGAAATTTTTTCCTGGGTCGGTGTGGGTGCTCTTCTTGAACGCCTGACTGACGTCGACGTGGCCGCAGATGCCGGGCACATTTTTCTTCAGGTGCGACGGGCCGAGCCTCTGGATGGGCAGCTCCCAGCGCTGGCAGATGCCTGCGACGAGGACGGCCGCTCGGGCGAGCATGCCCCGAGAGTACAGGTCATCCCACTGGCTGGCTACCTGTCCAGAGCGGCCGGCGCACTCGACGCCGATTCCCCTGGCATTTGCGCCCGGTGCGTGCCAGGCGACGTCGTGCTCCCGGACGCTCTGCGTGACCGAATCGAGGTCGACCGCGAAGTGCCAGGAGGCCTTCGGCGCCTGCGGGCCCGCCGCCCACGCGGCGAGGTTCTCTGCGGCGTTCATCACTTCAGAGCACTCGGCCGTGTGGATCACGACCCAGAGGACGTCACCCAGGCGCCGGTGAGCCCTTGTGTAGTTCTTGGCTTGCCGCAGGGGCACGCCGTCGAGGTCACCTTGAGCAAATTTCGAGGGTAGGACGAGCATTCTCGAGCCTACCTCCTCGACCTTTGCCGACCCGGGCGTTGAAGTTCGACGCACTTGGGGCAGGTGCGGCGTTTTGTCGCCAGTGCCCACTCCGGAGGCGCGGGAATCAGGTGACCGCACTCGAGCCGGAGATACGCCCGCCCCTTCAAGACGTGCACTCCGACGACGCGCTTGCGACCACGTTCAAGCACGGAATATACTGCAAAGTAGCATGCCGGACGACGCCAACGCACCCGACCTGTGGGATCGCATCTGGCGGCACGATGGCGAGGCAGAGTGGAGGCGGCGGGCCCTGGCAGAAGTCTACGCCCGAGTCTGCCGACTCGTGCCGGAGCGGTCTAAGGTGCTCGACGTCGGCGGAGGGGTGGGAGTGCTGGCGCGGAGGCTGCGAGACGAGCGGGGCTGCGACTGCGTCGTAGTCGACCAGAGCCCCGAGGCGGCGCGGCGCGCGGCAGACGCCGGCGTCGCCTCAATCTGCATGCCCTTCGAGGACGCGCTCGGCGTGATGGCCGAGTGGCTGCCCGACGTCGTCGTGGCGACGGAGTTCATGGAGCACCTCGACTCGCCGCTCCGCGCCGCCCTGCTCGAGTGCGGCAAGAACGTAGGCTCAGCCCTCGTCTCCGTGCCGAATAACCGGCTCGGACCCGACGAGGAGCCGCAGCACAAGGTGAAGTACACCGCCGCGGAGCTCCTCTTTCAGCTCCGCAGCCACTTCGGCGCCGACTGCCGCGTCGAGGTGCTTGGACCTTACCTGCTCGGGGTGTGCGGAAAAATCGCCCACAAGGGTTTCACGCTGAGCGTGTGCTTCCCCGCGCGCGACGAGGCCGCCGACATCGAGGCGACGCTCGCGAGCTTCCGGGGCGTCGCCGACCAGCTCATCGTCGGCATCGACCCGCGGAGCTCTGACGAAACAGAGGAGATCGCAGCGCAGTACGCCGACTTCACGTTCAAGCTCGACTCGCCCGAGGGTCCCGAGAGCGATCGCGCTCCCGAGGGTGGCGTCCACTTCGCGCACATTCGAAACCAGTGCATGAATCTCTGCAAGGGCGACTGGATCTTCATGACGGAGGCCCACGAGAGACTCGTCGCCGGCGACGACGTCCTGCTCGCTCTCGACCGAGCAATGCCGCGGGGGGCGAAGCTCGGCTACGTGGTCCGGACGGGCAACGGCCAGGCGTGGGCCTTCCCCTGGCTCACTCGGAACGAGCAGAACATCCGCTACTCGAGGATGACGCACAACGTGGTCGACTACCCCGAGGGGGCCCTCCACGTGCGGTTGCCCACCGTCCGGACGCTCCATGAGCGCCACCGCGACCGCGAGCTCGCGAGGCAGGCGCAGCGCACGGTGCAAAACCGAAAGACGCTGCTCGAGGATTGGCTCGTCCGCGAGAGTCCCGCATCGCTCCACTACCTCGGCGCCGAGTGGCGCGAGCACGACGAGAGGCGCGCCATCGAGCGGTTCGAGCAGTTTTTAGCCCTGCCAGCGAAGAACGGCCCGATGCGGTACCATACCCGCCTGATGCTCGCCAAGTGCTACGCGCGCGCCGGCCAGAAGAACGACGCGCGCTCGGTGCTCCTCGCCGCCGTGGGCGACGACTGGACGCGGGTCGAGCATTGGCTGTGGCTCGGTGACCTGGCTTTCGAGGCCGGCGACTTCGAGGAGGCCCTGCAGTTCTACCGCTACTCAGCAACCGCCATCAACGAGCCGCCATTCGCGCTCTGGTGGATCGACCTCGCGACGTACACGTACCTGCCGGCGCAGAGGCTCGCCATGACGTACGGCGAGCTCGGGCGCGGCGACGAGGCGCTCCACTGGGCTAGACGCGTGCGGGAGCTCCTGCCGACGAACGCGCCGGCCGAGGCGTTCGACGAGGTCGACAGCAACATCCGAATTCTGGAAGAGGCTCTAGCAGCCGCATGAACACGCGATGGTGTGCGTGGTGCGGCGACGACCTCGACAAGAGCAATCGGAAACTTCGGTTGAGCAAGAAAAAGACTGCGTCGTTCTTCTGCAACAGCCGATGCGAGCGAGATTTCTGGCACGACGTCTACCGAAGTGGAGATGACGTCGATACCGTCGCCAAGTCGTTTCTGGTCATCGGGGCGCAGGCATGATGTACCGGATGAAGGCGTACGTGCTCGTCGAGGCCGACGACATGAATGAGGCGTTCGCTAAGATCGGTGAGCACCTGCTCGCCGTTGCGCGCGACGAACCAAGCCAGGCCCTGCTGCCCGGCAGCGAAATCGCATTTGACGAAGTCGAAGGAGACGAAGATGGAGACGCTGCAGCAAGAAATTGAACTGAAAAAGTTCGGCGGTTATGTGACCGCCGAGGTCGTGCGGGACGGACCGCGGGGGCCGCGAATCATCTCGCGCCGCATCACGCACAACCTCATCGTGAACGTAGGTAAGAGGCAGATCTGGCGGATGGTGAGCGGCCTCAACACGCAGACGTTCGACCAGATGCGCATTGGCACGTCCGGTGCCGCCGCGGCGAGCAATCAAACGAACGTGCTGTCGCCCGTCACCGGCACCATCAACACCGTCGACAGCAAGACGCTGCTCGCCGGCACTCGCACGATGCAGTGGGTGATCTCCTACCCGTCGGGCGCCGGCAGCAAGAGCGCAACGGGCATCAAAGAGGTCGTGCTGCTCAGCCAAAACACGTCGCCGGGTGGCTCGGCGATGATGCGCTCGGTTTTTACCTCTGTGAACAAGACCACCGCCGACAAGCTCAAGATCACCTACAGCTCGAGGATAACGTGAGCCACAAGGACAAGATCGGCGTCAGCGACGTCATCAATGTGCAGAGCATGTCGCCGGCGGAGCGGCTCAAACTCAAGCAACTGCTCGCTGATGTCGCCGTCAACCCGTGCCCGAAATGTGGCAAGGAGACGAGGCCGTATAAGAGCGAGGGCTCGTGCCCGTCTGACGAATGCCCACACGAGAAGAAGAAGCGAATCTGCACGAGCGCGAAGTGCCGGAACGTCTTCGAGGAGTGAGGCCCCGTGGGGCGCCTCCACCTGCCCCTCGTCGACGAGACCGTCAATCGAGATAACCGGGACGGCTCTCTCTGGCGCCGCCTCGGTGACTGCAACAGGTGCGGCGCCTGCTGCCGCTCCGGCGACCCGTTCAACGGCGAGCGCGGCGATCCCGAAGTAGCCGGCGCGTGCGCGCTCTACGCCGAGCTGGGGGGAGTTGGCACGTGTAAGGATAGGCGTGACCACTACTACCTGATCGGCTGCGCGCTCTGGCCCTCGCTACCGCGGCACATCGCCGACTATCCCCGGTGTTCGTACACTTTTGAGCGGATCGGCTGATGCCCAAGACCTGGTACATGACCAATGCCACGGGCAACGGCTACCAGGAGCTGTCCGAGACGGCGCCGGGGAGCGGGACCAGCAGTCCCAACGTCGGCTGGACCGTAGCGAAGGTCGCGGCGAGTAACTTCTCGGACCTGCAGGCCGGGACCGAGCGAGCTTCGGGAACGTTCGGCGCGACAGTGCTGCCCGGGACGACCTTCGTAACGTCGCGCGGCTTCCGCACCGACGCCTTCACCATCAGCTTCACGAGCGCCAACTGGACTTTCACGTTCGAGGTCACGGCCGTCAGCGCCGCGGCGGGTCAGGACGGGCGCTTTGGGCTGCGCATGTGGCGGAGCGTGAACGCGGACGGCACGAGCGCGACGCAGATAACGAGCGCGCGGCAGGTAACGACGAGCTTCACGGACCTGGGGACGGGGGCGACGACCGAGATCAGCGTCACCTTCAACCCCGGAGCGTTCTCGCTCGCGAACGAGTTCTTATTCGTCGCACTAGCCCACGAGATCACGGGCGCCTCGACGAGCAACAGCGCCGACGTAATCCTCCGCATCGGAGCGAATGAGACGCGCATCGTCTCGGCCCCGTTCGCTCAGACCGTGAGCCCGTCGGACTCGGTCTCGGTGACCGACGCAATAGCGCGCACGGCCACCTTCGGTAGGACGCCGTCGGACTCGGTGAGCGTCACGGACGCGACGACGCGCTCAACGAACACCTCGCGATCTCTAAGCGACTCCATCAGTGCCACTGACACGTCGAAGATCAACCTGACGAGAACTCAGGCGATCAACGACACGATCACGGTGTCGGATAGTTCCGCGTCGTCGGCCTCCTTCGGGCGCATCACGAGCGACTCCGCAAGCGTCTCCGACTCGGTCACGGCGGAGATCTTCACGAGCGGCATCAGCGTCGACGTCAGCGACTCCATCAGCGTCACCGACGCGACGAACCGGACCGCGGATTTCGGGCGCAGCGGCTCGGACAGCGCGAGCGCGACTGACTCGTCGACGATCAACCTCACGCGCGACCAGGCCGTCAGCGACACGATCACCGTCGGCGACAGCTCCGCGACGGCGGCGAGCTACGAGAGGCTGCTCTCTGATTCCGCGACCATTACCGACTCCGTCTCGGTATCGACCGCACTCGCGATCTTCGCGAGTGATGCAATCTCTGTTTCAGACTCGTCGACGATCAATCTGACGCGGGATCAGTCCGTCAGCGACACCATCACCGTCGGCGACGACGCCTCGACCGCGGCGGAGTACGCGCGCTCGGTATCGGACGCCGTCTCGGCAATAGATTCGGTGACGGCGCAAATCTCGGCTGCTGCTATCGAGCGCACCGTCAGCGACGCCATAAATGCGACCGACGCGCTGGTCGTAAACTTCACGCGCAATCAGTCGATCGACGACGTCGTCACGGTCGACGACGGGGCTCTGACCGCGGCTAGCTACTCGCGAACGTCGTCAGACGCGGTGTCCGTCACTGATTCAGTCACGGCTCAGATCGTCGGCCTTATCACCGTCGAGCTCTCGGACTCGATCTCCATCACCGACGCACTCGCGGTGCAAAAAATCGGCGTGCATGATGTCGTGGGAGGCGACGTTATCGGAGTCGGCGACTCGACGAGCGTGGACGTCATTCGGCCGCGTCCCCCCGTCCCGCCGAAGCCTCCGAAGCCAAAGCCGAAGAAGAGGCCCAGCCAACCCTCCACGTCGTTCAGCGGCGGCAGCGCCTCCGCCGGGCTCGGTGCTGACTTCCTGCTCAATAACCTCCTAGAACAGCTAGCGAACGACGTCTGCGAGCCCTCGGCACCACTGGTCGTCGTCGAGCAACCGCAGCGTTTCAGACCTCCTCCTCCGCGCGAGGTGCCCCGCCAGCTCGTCTACATCGACAACGTCGATCAAAGCCAAAGGCACACGCACAACTTCGTCGAGAACGACCAGCGCGTGATGAACTTCAATTTCGCGCCGCTTGAAGACAGTACGCTGAGGACCGTCCTCCTCATCGCGCTCGGCGTCGGGCTCGCCGCGCTCATCTGGTCGATAGCTACTGCTTCGCAGCGACCTGCTCGTCCACCCAGGCGCGAAGACGCTCCTTGAGCTCGTCGGGGAGCTCCGTAGCGAGCAGCCCCGTACCGGAGGCTCCGCTGTAAGTAATATGGGCGCTCTGCAATGCTCTTCCTTGCTTCGGTCGAGCCTTGGCTCCTTTGGCAGACACTGCAGTTCTACGCTGCTCGAGTTTTTTCACTGCCTCGTTGATGGGTCCCTCGAATTCGATGGATAGGCGCAGCATCTTTTTCTCCTAGTTTCAAACAAAGGTCGGGTTGCCGAGCTCCAGCAAGTGGACGTAGGCCAGCGCCTGGGCGGTCGCGTCTCCCGCGGCTCCGGTGAATGTGAAGCGAACGACGGCGCCGACGGGCGCCACGGTGATCGTCCAGCCAGTCACGGGTGACTCATTGTCCGGCGGCGCCGCTGCTGGTGCTCCAACCACGGTGGCGACGCCGCCGACCATGAAGGCGAGGAAGGAGAAGTCCCACTCGGCCCAAGCCGTCGCCGCCGCGTCCGTGGTCGCGTTGCGGTTGTGGGCAATGAGCTCGACCTTGAACTTGTAGACCTTGTTGTCCTCGAGAACGATCTCTGCGTCGCTGAAGGAGGCGGCGGGAAGGCCTCCGACGCCCAAGTCCACCGGCGCACCCGCGGCGCTGATGCCGAAGAGACTGACCTCCGTATTCTGCGCGTCACCCTGCACGGTCGACGCCATGAGGCCGTGCGCGTGAGATAAAAAGAAGCGGCCGCGCGCCGACGTACCCTCTACGTGAGATCCGGTGCCGCCAACAGTCGTGACGAAGTCGCCTGCGACGCTGTTGTTTTGCTGTCCCTCAACGTGCGAGCCGAGCGCTTCGGCGATGTTGAACGCGCCTTCGGCGTGGGTAAATAGACCAATGGCTTGGTTATTTTGTCCTTCTGCGTGACTGGCGTCGCCGCTCGCCACAGTTGTAGTACCCTCTGCGTGAGCACCGATGCCGGAAGCGGTCGTTACCTGACCCTCGGCGTGACTGAAGTCGGCGCTCGCCTGCGTCTGTCCGCCTTCTGAATGGGCCGTGAAGCCCGAGGCGATCGTATTGTCTCCTTCGGCGTGCGAGGCGAAGCCGGACGCCAACGACGTTCCCTCCGAATGCGAATCGTCACCGGAGGCCGTCGATTCATTCTGCGCAAAGGCTTCGAAACCTAGGGCTGAGCTATTGTTAAATGCGGCGCTGATGTCGCCGACCGCGCCCGAAGTGTTCGCAGCGAATGAACCAGTTCCAATGCTGTCAGCGCTGTTAAACGCAGCTGACACATCACCGGTCGCGTCGCTCTCGTTACCAGAAAACGAACGTACGCCTGAGGCAGTTCCCGGACCGATACACGCTGCACCGTCGGCAACGGCATCAGCAGTCAGACCAATGGCTACTGCGCCGTTTCCCTCTGCGACGGAGCTGTTGCCCAGGGCGACCGCGGCAAACGTGGCGCTCGGATTAGTTTCGTCACCGACTCTGTTCCCCTCACCCGCAGCAAAACCTGCTTGGCTGTGAACCTCGTTGATCTCTCCGCCGGCAATCGTTCCTACGCGACCTCCCGGACCGACGAAATTGCCGATGCCGCCACCGATGGTACCGTAGTCGGCCTGAACGCCGTCATTCGGGTCCGGCTGAAAAGAGGTGCGGGTTCCGAGGTTTATGATTCCGGTCTTCGTGTTGTCTATGGGCGACTGCTCGTCCTTGCGATTGGTGCGGCCGTTCTCGCTCGGGTCGCCGCCGTCGAAGACGAACGCAAACCTCCCTCCTCGGATCCACGCGCTGCCTGCGGGAACCGCGCCCGGACCCGCTGGAAGCGTCGACTGCTTCGACAGCTCGTAGAGCGTCTGCTCGGAGATGACGTACGCGAGCGTGCCGTCGGGGAAGTTTTGAGTGTGCAATGCGGCAAGAGCTTCCAGGTCGGGCACCACGATGAAGAACCCGAAAGACGCGCCGAAGGGTACTCCCCGACCCGAACCGCACGATGTACTACAGGTTGGCGTCGGCATTTTTCACCTCTTGACCTTCAGTGTACCCCAGAACAGCGCCACACCGGCGGCCACGATCAAGAGCGGCGGCAGGAGGCCGCGCACACTGATTCCTCTGCCGCGGCAAATCTCGTAGATAACCGCGATGCGCTCACCACCCGGCACGCGGTTGATGATGTTCTGGCGGAGCTCGCCGACGGTGATGACGCCGTCGTCGTCGAGGTCGAGCCCCCTGTTCTGGTCGTACTCGGGTGACCCTCGCCGGTAAACAGACGTGCCTGCCGGGCTACCTAGGAACGCCGGCGCCAGTACCGCGACGTACTCGTCACCCGGCACGCGGATGCCTCCACCCGCAACGCGACGATAGAACTGTTCGACGAAGTCGAGCTGCTCACACACGCTCATGCCCCGGAGCTCGCCGACGCTCGTACCGAGCGAGCGCGCCGTCGAGGGTAGGAACTGGATGAGTCCCGTCGCGCTCGTCCTGGGGTTAGAGATCGCCGGACTGAACGTGCCCCCGGTCTCGAGACTGATGGTCGCCGCGAGTAGGTCGGGATCGGCACCCACCGCCTGCGCTACTTGAATGAGCTTGTAGCGCTCGGCGTTAGTCAGGCGCGACACGCCGCGCACGCGCGCGAGCGAGAGCTCGGCCTGGCCGAGGTGGGAGTACACGTGCATCACGCCAATCTCCTCGAGAAGATCCGCCACGCGATCGCTGCTGCGGCCGTGAACAAGAAGAGAGGAAGGACTGGGAAGCTTGATCGACGAGGCGGCACAGTAATCTCGCGTGCGATCGCCGGCCCTACCTCCGTGAGCTGAGCGTTGTGATCGCTACTCGAGTACCCCCTCACCTCGACACCGGGTCCCGAACCTGTTGCATGCCACACAGCTAGCGAGCAAATAGCCGGCGCGGGGTGAGCTGCGCTGTACGTCATGACGAGCCTTGCGCGCTCCGGATTTGCGTTCGCCTCTCTGCCGTAGGCGACTACTCCTGCGTAGGGTGATAGGCTGCACTCGTCGCCAACAGCCCCGTACAGCCCGTCGAGAAAGACTGCGGCTGACACCGCGGCGCGGTTTTCTGGATTGGTCAAGTAGCGTCGCAGTGCCCACGCTCCTGCAGAAAACGCGAACACGAGCAGGCGCTCACCCGGTGTCACATCGGCCAGGTCTGCGATGCGCGGCACCTGAGCAGGTAGCGCGTCGTAGGCGGCGACATCGCTGCGTCGAACGACAATCACGCGGGCAGACGCCGCCTCCTCGAATCGTCGGCGAGCTTCTTCGTTACCGTGCAGGAGCAGGATCACGGTCATGCGAGAGCCCCCGAGATCGCCCGAGCCCACTCGCGGTAGCCCTCGGCGGTGAAGTGGACGCCGTCGGCGACGCGGTCGAAGTCCGAACCCGGCACGAGCACTGGAGCCCCTGTCGACCTCAGCCCGTGCTGCACGATCGCGAACCTCGGCGACGGCCTGCTCGGGGGCTCGAGCAGGATCGCCTGGGCGCCCGCGGCGCGCACCTTGTCCACGACGGAGCGAATGTTCGCGGCAAACTCGCGCGTAAGCACGTCCGATGCCGCGTCATTTCCGCCGAGGTTCACGATGACAGTCCTCGGACCTCGCGCAAGCACGCGGTCGATGCGTCCGACCCACTGCCGCGCACTCGTGCCGACCTCGGCGTCGGAGAAGAACGCCAGACCACGGTGGCCCATCTGCTCGCCGAGCGGACCCGACAGCCCAACGGCGATAGAGTCGCCGACGAGTGCTACGGGCGGAACGGCACGCAGAGAAGGCTCAGACTGCGACCTGCTGAATAGAAACAGCAGAACAACTGCGGTGATACCTACGAGCCAGGGCATTACTTGCGCCGCCAAAAGTACCAGGCCGCGGCGATCGCGGCGCCGATTGCGAGCCAAGGAAAACGTGCTCCACCTATTCCGCCACCCCGCTGGGCCTGCAGGAGGTAGTCGTAAGGGTCGACCGTCTCACCCTCGGGCGTGGACATTTGAAAGTGCAGGTGTTCGGGACCTCCCTCTGCGTTTCCCGTGCTGCCCATGTAGCCGAGCACGTCACCTGCCCCGACCCGCCTCGGGAAGGCGCCCTCGTAGCTCGACAGGTGCGCGTAGTAGTAGTGCCAACCGCTGTCCGCCTTCAGGTAGACGACCTGACCTCCCCGCGGATCATCGTCGGTCCTGGCAGAGCCCGATTCAACGGCCACGATGGGCGCGTGCTCGACGGAGAATATGTCGGTGCCCCGGTGAGAGGCGTTGAACGCGCGGGAGAAGGTCGACGGAGCGGCGACCGGAAAGACCCGCGCGACCGCTGCCTGGCCGAGCCACTCGACGCGCGAGCCCATCAGTAGATCGTCACCGACGCGGGCACGAGCGCCGCATAGGCGTAGGGCGCCCCGTACGACAGCGCCTGAACGCACGACACCCTGACGTAGTGCACGTGCGGGGAGCCCCCGCGTCGGGCATCCCTTGAGGTCACTTTTCTCAGCGTCGCGCCGTAGCCGAGCGCGAGCACGTCCTGCTCGGTGAGCTCAACTGAGTGCGAGTGATCGTTGTCGACGCTCGTCCTGTAGACGACCTGCCCGAAGGACAGGGCCTCCCGGGGGATGAGGAGTCGGTGGGCGTGGTCGACGTGGTAGCTGACTTCCGACGGACAAAATCGACTGCGTCGCAGGGGTGGGCGGCGCAGGGCGACGGGCCGCACGGTCGTCGTCGTTGTGACGAGCTGCGTCCGCAAGAGAAAGGGACTTCGGAGCGTGACCTGACCGAGGTGAGCGTACGCGTGCATTTTTACTTCCTCGCTTTCGCAACTGCGGCGATGGTCCGAACGAGCGCGAGCCCGAGCAGGATCAAGACCACGGGGTTCTCGAGCGCCTGAGCTAGGGTAGCGGGCTTACTCGCGGTCGGCGCGGGTGCTGGAACCGGCGCCGGCGCCGGTACCGGAGCGGGCGCGGGAGGAGGTTGTGAGAGCGGAGCGGCCGGCGGGCGCACCGCGGGCGCCGGCGGCGCCGCTGTAGGCTGAGGTATCCCAATGGGGCACTCCGCCGGCCACCAGGGTACGAGAGCCCACGACGGCAGCTCTACGCCCGGCAGCGGCGGCCAGGGCAGGCTCGTCTGCCACCAAAAAGCCGGCGCGGGCGGCGGCCAGGGCAGGCCCGTACCCTCCCAGCACGGCGGCGACAGGGGCCATGGACCCTGCCAGCCCGGCGGTGCCGGCGGAGGCGGAGGATTCGGCCACGCCAAAAGATCCGGCCACCCCGCGGGCTTCGGCGGCGGCCAGGGACGCGTGCTCGGCCAGCCGGTAGGCGCCGAGCCGTCCGGAGCCGGCGAGGGCGGAAACGGCACGTCGGCGGGCCAGTCCACGGGCTTTGGCGGCAGGGTCGGCAGGAGCGGCGCTTGACCGAGCCAGGTAATCACAACTGCCTCGTCAAATCCCACCTCGAGCCATTCCAACTCCACAGGCGGAAGATCCTGCCGTACGCGAAGTAGCGCACCTTCACGGCGCCGAGTTCGGCGAGCGCGTCGCGCTCCTCGAGCACGAGCGTCTCCCGCTGCCCGTAGATCTGCCGCCACGTGCCGGTAAACTCCCACACGTCGACGTAGCGGTACTGGCGACCGACGCCGAAGAATCCTCCCTGCGAGAGCATCACGTGAAGAACACCAATGCAGCAACGGCTGCGATCGCACCACCAAGTACGAACAGTCCCAAGGAATTAGAGCGAGGTTGAAGAGCCGCCCCGGGCGGAGGAGGAGAAACCCGGGGCAGCTCCTCAGGCGGACGTGGCGGCTGATTTTCAACCCGCTCCGGAACTGCCGTGCGCCTCGACGGCGCACGCAGCCCGGGTACCCTGCGCGGCGGAGGCGGCGCCTCGACCACAGGGACGCCACTTCCGAAGTTTTGCACCCAATAGTGCTTGTACCTGCCGCTCTCGGTCTTGTAGTAGCCCACGCCAATCTGCGTGAGCGCGGGGTTCATGATGTTGTCGCAGTGGTGCTCGCTCTTCATCCAGTCGTCGACGACTTTCTCCGCTGTCGGCTGCCCGGCGGAGATGTTCTCCGCCATCGTGGTGCCTCGAAAGCCGGCCGCCTGCATGCGCTCGGCAGGGCTCCTGCCCTCGGGCGTGAAGTGATCGAAGTAGTTTCGCTCCGCCATGTCCTCGGCGTGGAGTCTCGCGGACTTCGTCAGCTGCTGCTGGCGCGTGAGCGGCGGCGCCGGGCCCATGCGTCTGGTCCCGCACGTCGCACCCGCGGCGCGGCGCTGGTTGACGAGTTCGATGACCTCGCACTCGAGCCTCTGCCACTCGGCGCGCCACGCGGTGCCGTCACTGCCGCACGCGGGCGCTCCAAGCCAGGTCAGGTTCATGAGAGGAAATAGTAAGCTGCCGCCGCAACAACCGCGGCTCCGATGAGAATCGGCGCAGCAGAAGATTTCTTCGCCTGCGCAATAGGCGTGGGACGCGGCGGCGGCAGCTCCCCCGGGGGAATCTCTGCAGGCGGCGTCACCGGCGGCACGCTCGGCTGGCAGTCAGGAGTAGCCTCCCAGTCTCCGAGCTCAGCGGGCGCCTTGAGCGCCGTCCAGCAGACGTAGTTCGCGGCGCGGTTGTCGCCGGTCCAGCCACGCTCACGACAGTACTTGACGATGCCCCGTTGCTCGGGTGTGAGGCACGCGGGCGGCGCGGGGACAGTGGCCGGCGGATCGCAGAGGGGCAGGTCGAAGTAGCCAGCCTCGAGCGTCTGCCGACAGAAGTTTCGAAGTGCAAGAATGTCGACGCCCTGCACGAGCTCGGGTGGACCGATGTAGTCGCCCCTCGCGTCGAAGTAGAAGCAGGGCTGCGCGGCGATCACCTGCTGCGGGCTCAGGCACTCGCCCGGCGCGGGCGGTGGTATCGGCGCTGCGATGGGCTCGCACTGCTTTGTCGTGCGGTTCCTCACCTGTCCCGGAGGACAATTCGCCCAGCAAATTCCGGTATCGGTATCACGCACTGTATTCGGAGGGCACACATAGGGTACGCATCTCGTACCTGCTCCTGCACCTAAGATCTGATCGGGAGGGCACAAGCGTCCTGCGGCGCCGACGCCTCGGCACTTTACGCTCCTCGACGCCGTGTCCCAGTAGGCTTCTTTGCCCGGACCGCAAAGGATATTCGTCTCCTGGAGGCACTCCCCAGTGGAGGCAATGCGAACGCTACCCGCAGGGCAGTTTACGGGTACGCAGCCGTTCGGTCCGACCGCCTGCCCCGGGCACTGCCCTATCCTGATTCCCCCGGCCGTGGGTATGTCACGGCAGCGAATCTCTTGGCGCTGAGGATCCCAAAAGGCCTCGAGGTCGGGACCGCAAGAAGCGTCTTGCCCCAGCATTCCCCTCTCTCTCGCCGAACCGAGCCACTGGATCGCCATCATGCCACCTGCGTTACCAAGTAGATGCCGCCGAGCGCGGCTGCGGCGAGCAGGAACAGTCCTCCCGCCCCGATTCCGCCCTTCGAGGTCGTGGTCGACGCGCCCACCCTGCTCGGAGTGACGCGGTCGGGGCACGTCGTCGGCACCGTCATGCCGCCCGGGCACTCGGGAATATCGAAGGGGCTGCCCGGACCTTCAGCCGGCACACCTTGCACGAGCGTGAGGAAGTAGAGCGCGCCGCACGTGACAGAGTTCCATGTGCCGTCCACGGGGATCGGCACGTAGCCTCGCGCAGAGAGTTCTCCGTTGATGCGCCGCTGCACCGAGCGCACGGCGTCGCTCACGGCGCCGAACTGGACGACGCACTGCTCGAAGGGGTTTTCCGGCGGAGCCTGAGGCGGGGGCGGTGGAGGCAGAGGGGAGACACCGCGACAGAGATTGTTCAGCTCAGGGTGCGCGAGCACGAGGTCGGCGAGCTGAGGGTCGACAGTGCCGAGCTCATTGCGAGCGATCTGGAGCAGCCGGTCACACGTCGCCTGATCGAGGACGCCGTCGTCGCGGACGGCGGGTAGATTGTTCCTCGCGAGCACCTCGTTCACGAGCACCTGCATCGTGAAGAGGTCGAGGTTGAACGTTCCCGGAATCACGGGTGCGGAGGCCTGGCCGAGTGCACCGTCCTCTTCAGGAACGCTGTTTTCAGGTACGCCAGACAATGAAAACCCATATGAAGGTAGAAGAATGGGTGTCCCCTTCGTGTGCGCCCCCGTGGTGAAACGGTATACGCCATTGCGCGAGGCTCGAATCTCTAGAACTCTGGAGTTCGAGCGACGCCAAATGGTACGAGCCTGCTCGGTCTGATCTAAGGTGCAGACCGTGGCGGCAGTGCCGACGAGGGCAGTGCCTTCTGGCGTCGAAACTCCAACTGCGATGTTGTATAAAAGCTCCTGGGCGCTGCGTCGCGCCGCAGCCGTGTCGAGCCGGCGCGGTCCACACGTGAGCACCGTGCTGCCGTCGATGATGACCCGGAACGTGAACTGCCCCGGTGGCTCAGTGAGGTGCGGACGCATGTACGTTGGAGCAATGCTCGTTACGAGAGGAACACCAGGCCTCGCGAAGGTCGGCGACTTCAGCGTCACCTGCCCGAGCCACTGCACGGGCGCGCCATCTTCTTCGGATGTACCTGCCACCACCTGTGATCGAAAACTTTCTTTCGTTGGTGGCCACGTAAACCTGTAGGCGCCGTTACGGTACGCTGCGATCGTGACCGGCTGATGAATGCGCTGGTAGACCTCGCGCGCCTTCAGGAGCACACTAGAACATCCCTCAACAGACCCTCCGAGAGTTACCGAGCTGTAGAGAAAATTTGCAGAATTCTGTGCAGCCGTCTTCTCCATCAATGCCGGTCCGCACGTCCCCATCAGCTGCGTGCCGACTTTGATCTGGAACGTCCACTGTCCTGGCGGCTCGCGCAGCATCGGGGGGCGACGCACATCTGGCACGAGTGTGAGCGGCACATTGATCATCCGAGAGGGTGACCTCAGTGTCACCTGGCCGAGCTCACCTGAGTCCGTCCCGATGATCGTCGCGCACCCCGGCGGGCGACCGACGAACACCTTCGTCGCGTCGATCGAGGTGCCTCGCACCATCCGGAGCTCGAGCCCCTCGCCCGGCTCCTGCACGACCGACACGCTCGGGATGATCTGCTGGAATCTCTCCTCAGCCTGCGCGCGCGTCATGACGCGCGGTCCCTCACTCCACGACACGAGCTCGCGGCAGTCTCTGAGCACGCGCACGAGCGCGAACCTATAGTGCGCCGGTGACTCTCGAAGCCCCGGGACGTGGCGGGTGGGGCTCCTCAGTAAGGCCTGTCCGAGCCACTCGACCATCACGCCACCTGCGTGACCGCCCAGATGGCGGCGATGGCCGCTCCGGCGAGGAGCAGGAGCCCACCACCACCGATGCCGCCGCCCGCAGTCGGCGCAGGAGCGGGTGCCGGCATAGGTGCTGGAGCTGGAGCCGGCGCCGGTGGAGAAGAGCCCTTCTGAGGTAGAACCCACTCGCCCTGGTGGGCGAAGCATGTGTCCGGAATGCCGACGCTCGGGTCGATCTGCGTCGCAATGCTCGAGGCGCCGCACGTCAGCGGCCCGAGCCTGCAGTCGCGGGTAACTGTCTGGTAGCCGTTGTCGCGCAGGACTGCGTTTACCTGGTCCTGATGCAAGCACGTCTCATTCGAGACCTGTCGCCAGGGATAGGCGTTGATGCGCGTGCCCGTGCCTCCAAAATTCGGAAAGCACCTCTCGCGCGTGAGCTGCCGGGCGAGCTCCTCCACGCACTGGTCATAATCGTCGGATCCCGGGTTACACACACGCTGCGCCTCAGCGAACTGCTCGCGCCAGCAGGCGTCGCAATCGGGATTGGCGAAGCACTTCTCGAACGTCTCGATCTGACCGAGCGTCGCGGGCCTCCTCCTCGGTGGTGCCGCAGAACCTAGCCACTGAATCTGAGTCATCTGATTCTCCTCACAGCGGAGTCCCGCACTCGGGCAAGAGCTCGACGATCAGCGCTCCCGCGATGCGGCCGTAGATCGCCTCGCGGAACGTTGCTAGAAAACGATCTTCTGGCCTCAGTGCACCGCGGTCGGCCGGCGTCGCGACAACGCGGCCGGTCGGGTCGGGCTGGTGCACGCTCGCGTAGAACACGAGGTTGAAGGGTCCGCGCACGATCTGGTGCAGCCGCCAGTCAGTGTTCTCCCACGGGTAGCGAATGTCGCGCCAAACGCCGAGCCACTCGAGCTGGTCGCCCGGGGGGATGCCCGCGTTCGGCGCGGTGTACGGCGTGAGCGGCGGCGTGTAGATGAGCGCCGAGTCGAGCGCGCCCGAGAGGTTCGGGTCGGTGCCGGGCTGCTGGTTCGGATCGGAGACGAGCGCGGTCATCACGCTCCGCTGGAGCATCAGGTGCCAGCTGATGTTGCCGTCCGAGAAGCTCCAGAACGGCGACGTCACCTCGAGCTCGGTCGCGATGGTGTTGCACTCCGCATCGACCTGCTCGCAGCGGATCGTGGCGGCCTGCCGGATGCCGTGCAGGATGATCGCGCACTTGTTCGGGATGTGGACGGCGCAGAGCCTGATGAGATATCGGTTTGACTGGCTCGTCGTCGGCGCGCTCGGCACGCGCACGCCCGTCATCGCCATGTCGCCGATGTACGGAGAGCTGCCGATGCCGGCGCGGTCGGGGTCGAAGGAGCTGGAGCTCACCTCGACGATGCTGCGGCACTGCCAGCGCGGGTCGCGCGCGGAGAGGAACGACGGCGCCGAGAGGCGCGGCGGCTCCGTGCGGGCCGGGTTAAGTGCGGGTGCGGCGGCTACCATGCAGCCCCGCCGTCACACGCAGCAGCCGATCCCCCGAGCGGCCAGCGCCGCGATCGCCACCTCGAGCGAGATGTTGTACGAGCGCGGGAGGGTGATCGCCCAGAAGACGATGCAGACCTCGTAGGGAATTTCTTCGGCGGCGAGCGTGCGCCGGAGGGTGAAGTCGGCCTCGATCGTGGCCGCGCAGCCGAGCACGAATCCAATCGGGCACACGCACTCGAAGACGAGCTGCAGCGTCTCGAGGGGCGTGGGCTCGCTCGCGATCACGTAGTCGGTGAACGACTTGACAGTGAGGCGGAAGTCGACGTTCGGGTTCAGCGCGTTGTTGACGTCGCTCTGCGCCTTGAAGATGCTTCCGGCGAAGGCATTCGGCCTCCGCACGGTGTAGGTGATCTTCCTGATCCACAGGTCGCGCGTAATGAGCGTGCCGAACTGCGCCGGGATGGTCTTCGGCTCCGTGCTCGTGAACGTCGCGCAGATCGGAATAGCCTTGAGCATGAAGGCCGGACACGGGTCGGCGAGCAGCGCGAGGGCGTCGAGGTCGGCGAGCCCCGAGTGCATGCCCACACCCACGTCGCGCCTCGGCTGCGCGGCCGGGAGGATGCACGCGGCGAGCCGCGGGTCATAAGCCGCGACCTGCCCGAGGGTGAGATTACCCCCGGGCAGGACGAAGTCGGCCGCCACGGGTTGAATCAACCCGGAGGGCTTCTCTTTCGGCGAGTCGTTCATTCACTTCACCGAGGCTGAGCCGAAGCTCCGCCAGTTACTGATCCTTACCGATCCGTTCCGGGAAGTCCGGCGAGATTGCCGGCGGCGAGGCTGTTCACCAGCTTCAGGCGGGGATCGTCAGCGCTGTACTCACCGCGCACCTTACCGGCGAGGGCCTGGATGTACGGCGTGCCCGCGATGGTCGCGAGGATCGGATTGTTCTCGACGAGGTACTGGTGGAGAAGATCCACGCAGAACGAGTAGCTGACCCGGAAGCCCATGAAGCGGACGCCGATGGTCACCTTGCCTCCCGGCCAGTGACCCGCCCCGACGCCGACGCCGCCCGTGGGCGAGGCCGTCGTGAAGCACTCGGACGGTCCGATCATGTTGCACTCGCTCGTGCCGAGGGCCTTCGTGCCCGGGACCGCCGCGATGCGCATCTGGTCCTTGAAGACCTCGGCGCCCGCGCTGATCGGATCGAGCTCGAAGCCGAGCGTGGTGACGGCCGGCACGAGGATGAGCGGGGTCTTGAAGCGGAAGAGCTTCGGGGCCCGGCCCGTGAACATCGTGTGGCCGAAGGTCACGCCCGCCTGGGGCGGCGGCGCGTCGATGGAGGCGCAGACGCCCGCGCAGTCGGTCGTGACGAGGGTGTTGACCGGCAAGAACTGGCAGTCGAGGCCGTTGTTCCTCGCGTGCTGGTTCGTCTCCCGGATCTGCCCCATGGTGCCGTTGCACGAGTCGCCCGCGCCGCGGAAGCTCGGGGCGATCTCGCACATGCCGATGTCGCTCGCGGGCAGGTCCACGAGCAGGCACTCGTCGTTGATGAGCACCTGGACGTTGTACGCGCGGAAGAACGCCTCGATGAAGTCCCACGTCGGGCCGCCCCAGTTCATGACCGCGGGGACCTGTCCGGGACTCGCGATTGCGCCGCCGTCGCAGCCGGAGCCGAGCACCGCGGGGGGAGCCGCCGCGACGTCGCCGTCGGGGCAGGGCACGAGCACGCCGCTCTGGCAGAAGTTCTTGCCCTCGCCCACGGCGACGATGCACATGCCGCAGATGATGGTCGGCGAGATGGTCGTCAGGAGAGCGAGGTTCGTGCTGACGGCGCACGTACCGTCCTGCGTCGGCGGCTTGAACTGAAAGATGTTGCTCTCGAAGCGGTTGAAGAAGGCGTCGAGCTGCTCGTCGGTGACGGGCAGGCAGAGCGTCTCCTCGTAGTTCACGATCGTCGGCAAGAGGTTCGTCTGGAGCTGATTGAGCTGCCCGAGCGTGACGCCCTTGCCGAGCATCGCGAAGTCGTGGGGCATCGTACGGAGCTGGCGGCGCTTGGGCTGCCTGGTCACTACCCTATTCCTGGCCATGGTTCATTCTCCTGATTGACCCTCCCCTCAGGGGCCTGAGGGTCATTTGACTTATCGTTACCTGTTTCGAACGAGAAAAAATCAGTCGTCTGCGAACTCGAACGGCACGTGCGCGCCACCGTTCTGGGGAGTTCCGGCGAGTCCCGGAACGCCGCGGATGAGTGACAGGCACTGTCCCGTCACAGGGTCGAGGTACGTACCGGAGGGACACGGAGCGGACTCGACCGGCGGCGTCATCATGGGCTGCGACTCGAGCGCCCGGCAGAAGGCGTACGGCAGCACGACGGTGTTGCCGGGCACCCAGTAACCGGGAGAGTTGAGCGCGTCGACCTGGGCGACGTCGATGCCGTGCTGAGAGATCAGCACCGCGAGGTCGTCGCCTGGTTGAACGACGTACTGGCACCGGCGAGCAATGAGCTCATCGGTGCAGTCACCGCACGTAACGAGCTCAGGACAGTGGTCCCAGCAGCCCCCGTTGCCACCACAGGAGGGGCACATCCCCAAACGCCCAGTCGGCACGATGGCGGGTTGACCAACCCGACCGTTCGCCTCAGCCGACTGGGCCTGCGCTTTTCCCTGGGGCGCTCCGTTGGCAGCGGGTGCACCGTTGCCCCTGCGACCCAGGGTGTAAGCCGGACCCGTCGGCACCGGGACAATCGCGGTGACGACCGGAGTCGCCGCCTGATTGGCCGCGAGCACCGTCGCCGCCTGGTAGTTCTTGAAGATGCTGTCGACGGCGTCCTGGATCGTGTTCTGCTCCAGAGGATACAGACGATTGGCGATCGTCGCCTCGTTGCCGGACTTCGTCTTGAGCACCATCGGCATCGCGTACCAGTTGATGAGCAGCTTCGTCAGGTTCGCGAAGAAGCCGACGGCGAGTCCGCCCGCCAGCCACGGCAGCACGGTGCGATTGCGAACGGCGTAGGCGAGGCCGACTCCGGCGACGCCGCCGGCGGCCTGGGCGCCGAGGCGCCAGGCGTCGGGACGACGATTCTGCGCGGCCGCGGCGGCCGAACCGAAGTAGGGACTCGTACCGCCCTTGGGCTTGCGCGTCGCGACGACGCGGTCGAGCGCATCGGCGCCCGCGAGACCGAGGCCGACGCCGAGACCGGCGAGACCGAAGGCGCGGATCGCACTGATGCTGAAGGCCTGATTCTCCTCGAGCATGCCCTCGTAAGGGTTCTGCAGGAGGCTGCGATCCTTGAAGCGCATGCCCTCGTTCGCTGCGAGGCTCACGGCGTTCTCCTGGTAGCGACGGCGCCGACGACGCCGACGGGGATTCGCGCTGAGCTTCGGATTCTCCTCGAGCCGGCGACGACGACGGCTGCGGCGACGCGAGGCGCGACGCCGGCGAGTCTCCTCGATCACGATGGGCTGCGTCGAGGACGGGACGCGCACGAGACGGATGCCACCGCGTCGGGCGGAGACGCGCGACGTCCTGCGACGGCTGCGACGGGTGCGACGCCGAGCTCGACGCCGACGCCGACGCGGCGCCTGAACGACTGCACGACGGCGACGCCTGCGACGCGGAGTCGCGGCAGCCGTTGCTGACCGACGACGCCTGCGCGAGCTCTTGCGGCGACGCTTGCCACCGCGACGCCTGCGGCGATTGGCGGCGATCATCTTCCTCGTTGCGGCCTTCTGCTTCGCTGTTCGACGACGAGCCATCTTCTTTTTACTCCTGGGATTGTCGAGTAACAATTCCGCGTGCAGCGCGGGGGCACGCTCGACTTCGTCGCACTCCTCGCACGAGTGTTCGTCGATTTCCTTCTTGACGCTCAACCAAGCTTCGGTCGGCTCCATGATTCATCGGCGTCAAGTCTCTCGACGCAGATAACTATGGACGAACGAAACCCCGGTTGTCAATTACGCAAGACGAAGCCATCGGCAGTCGCCACGCGAGAGGTCGCGTCGTGCTCAGCAACTCGACCGGCGTCTCGTAGCGATGCTCGAACGGAATCTCGAAGCCGAAGCGACGGTAGCGAATGAAGCGAATGAGCGCTTTCGGCCGCCATTCTCCGCGGGGAATGTCGATGTAGCCGCCCTGAATCTGCGCCTCGTTGCCGAAGTACCGGCGAGCGACGCGCAGGTCGGATCGGTGCAGCTCCGACTCCTGCTGAGGACCGCTGCGGGTCCACTTAAGGACGTAGATGTCGCACTTGTCTAGGAGCCTGCCGGCGGCGTCGTGCACGAGTACGTACGACGACGGAAACGTAATATCGCTCGGCATTCGTGCTGGATCGAGCTTGTGCTCGCCAACGCGCTCGGCCTGCTCGACGGACACGAGGCTCACCTGATCGCCGCGCACGAGGAAGTGGGCGAGCTCGCAGACGCGATCGTCGCAGACCTCCACCTCGGCGACGCGAGGCGGCCCACCGACGGACGGGTCGATGTCCGACACGTCCGCGGGGTTCTCGCAGCTGCACTTGTCGCCGCTCATCGGCGCCGTCGGTTCTCCTGCAGGCGCCTGCGCCGCGTGTCGCCCTTTTCTGATCCGAGCACGGCGCCGATGCCTCCGCCAACGATCGCGCCGGGCAGCCCGAGCAGGAGACCGCCGAGCAAGATGCCAACGCCTCCGCCGATCGCCATGTTCGCGCCGCGTGATGGATTCTCTTCGTACTTCTTTGCCATGATCATCTCCTCGTGACGACGAAGTCGCCGCGATCGTTAGTGCGCGCGTGCGCGTAGATCTCCTCGTGCTCATCGGCGCCGAACGACAGCGCGGCGCGCGACACCTCGTCGTACGTCGCGGCGCTGTCGACCGCGTGCGTGCGCTGCCAGTGGGGCGAAGCTCGAAGCTGCTCGAACCGCCAGCTGCCGCCCGGCCACGTCACGCGCCCCGCGTAGTCGTCCTCTCGATCACGGTAGCGAATGTTCACCTTCACGTCGCCCGAGCGCCGCGTCGGATTCTCGAGCAGCCGCGCCGGGGCGAGCGCCGAACCTCCGCCGCGCCGCGTGAGCAGCATCGCGACGATGTAGAGCGCGCCGAGGCCGAGCGCGATGAAGCCGAGCGTGCGGATGGTCTGCGGGATCTCCGACCTGCCCGCGGTCTGCTTGGCGGCGCGCGCCTCGTGCACCTCTTTTGCGCCGTCGTAGATCGCGTCCGTGAGAGCCTTGGCCTGCTCCGGTGTGGCTCCGCCCTGCACGAGCTTGACCTGGTTCTGCGACAGCGATTCGAACGTCCTCTGCTCCGCGACCTTCTCGACGGTGTCGCAGACCTCGGCGACCGCGAAGTAGGTCGTGAGCGCCGCGGCGACCACGATGATGCCGATGACGATCGCCGGCAGCGCACTCACCGTGCCGGTGATCCTGATCGGCTGGTTCGTCGCGTTCTCGATCTCGACGGGCCGTCCTCCTCGCATCTCAATGCGCGTCGCGTCCGAGTCGAGCCGCTCGAGCCCGAACGCGCCTTGCGCGTCGGTGCCTAGCCGGCGCTTGCCCGCCTCGGCCTCGTCGGCGAAGCGCGTGAGCGTCGCGACCATTGAGCCGACTTCCAGAAACTGCTGCTCGAGGTCGGCGCCCCACGCGCCCTGCGGTGACTGCCCCTCCCCCGATTGCTCGGCCATGAACGGCAGCCCGAGCCTCTCCCGCACGCGCTTGAGCGTGGAACGCGCGCTCGACGCGCGCTGCCAGGAGGACTGCAGGTCGTCTCGCAGCGCGCGCACGTACGCGCCCCACGCCGCCGCGGTGTCCCGCGTGTCGGCGGCCTGACCGAGCCACTGAATTGCACTCATCGTCGAAACCTCCGATCAGTCAACGCAAAGAACAAGAATATGCCATTGATGACGGCGCCCACGAGCATGATCTTCTCGGCGCGCGTCCAGCGCTCCGGCGCGCGCGACGCCGACGCGGGCGCGTCCTCGATCGAGGGCGGCGGCACTTCTTGGCCGAGCCAGGTCACAGCGCGAACAGTACCCATGCGATTCCCGCCGCGGCTGCGAGGCCGATGACGACCGGCAGCGCCGAAGACTTTCTAGACTGCCTTGGTAATTGCTCCAGCTTTTGCTGAGCGATAATTTCTGATGCGAGTGCGCTTTCGGCTGCCGCAATCTTGTGCAGGTAGTCCTTGAGACCGCCCTCGCTGTAGTAGGGGAGCCACGGCCCGCGCTCGCTACCGTACGCGCCGCGCCCGTCGTGCAGCGTGATGAGTGTTGCGCCCGGGACGCCCCAATCTTGGAGCCTCTGCGCTTCGGCCATCCAGTCGTTCGTTCCCCTCAGCTTGGCGAGGCGCAACGCCGACCCGCGCAATCGCCTCGCGATGACGTAGTCGTACTGCGGCGCAACGTAGACAGTGTCAGCCCAGAAGCTTTCCACGATGTCGTAGATGGCCCCTCCGAGATACTCGCCGATGGCCTGGCCGATGTCGGAGCAGATGCCCGTCGCGGCCGCGATCGCCGTTATCCCTCCCGTTTCCGCGGCGAGCGCGACGCACGTAGCATCTCCTGCAGCGCCTCCCGCAGCCTTTCCAATGTTCTGCACGTCGTCGCGCTTGGGTGGCCAATCAGCCTTAAGCGCCTCGTTGTATGCTGCATCAGCAGCAGCATCCTCGGGGCTCTTGGGCTCCTGCTGACCGAGCCATCGCGGACGACCAAGCCAAGTAATCATCCTCGCCTCCCGAGCCACCACACCTCGCGCATGCGCTGAGGAAAGTCGACGTCCATTCTCCTCGGCGGTCCGTCTACTCCAACGAACGTGCCGCGCTCGACGAAGCTCATTCTGTCGGGATCGAAGTCGGCGGGATTCGTCAGGCACGCGGTCTCGTCGCACACGACGCGCACGTTTGGGAGCGAGAGCAGGCGCTCCCGCGTGAACTTCTCGCACTTGCCGAGCGGGAAGTCATACGACGGATCAGCGTAGAGCCACTCGCCTTTGACACGCACCGAGCAGAGCACGTGCTGGATGACTCGCTCGGCGCCGTAGGCGTGGCCCACGATCATCGCGTTCAGGCCGACGGACAGGAAGCTCGCGCCGAGCAGGACGCTGAGGTCATCGCACTGCGAAACCGTCACATCGTGCTCGGGCAGGTACACGCGGTGGTCAGACGTCTGGATGTCCCAGCAAGGAACACTCGAGACGGAGCGCTCGACGTCGCGCACCTTCAAACTCCACGCCTTGCGTCCGCTCTTACTCTGCCTGGGGCGAACGCCGAGGCGCCAGATAGGATTCGTTCCTAGGCCGCCGTGCATTTCAATAAACTTCCAGCCGCACGTAATGCCAAACATGCGGTGAAGCACTCTCACCTGAATCGCGAGCAGCTTCGAGGTCGTCGTAAATGTGAACCCCTCGCCTTTTGTGTTCTTGCCCGCATCCGCCATCACGCCGCGCAGAGAAGCTGCTGCGCAGGCCTCGTCGAGGTCGAGTGATAGAAAATGTTTCTGAGGGGCGTACCGGCCCATGCGCTGCATGCGGAGCGCCCACTCTTTTCCGTAAACGGCGACCGACTTTCGCTTCCATCCCGTGTTGACGCCGAGCTCAGCGCAGATCTCCTGCACCTCTTTCTTCTGCGCCTCCTTAGGGCACCCGTCTTGGCCGCTGATTGAAAAACTCGAATTGTGATCGTAGTCAGCCCAGCCGTCAGAAACGAACAGGCCCTCGATGTATGCCCTGCGATGATCTGCGGGAGCGTCGGGGTGCTTCCCCTCCCCAAAAGGCAAGTTATCGGGGTGCACCAACATCATTCCGCTGCGGAGCTCTGAAACCCGCGTACGCTTTTCTTTTCGATTGTCGCACGTGCAACCCCTGCCCACTTTTCTCCAGTGCCTGTCAGGCGGCAGCGCTTTGGAATCCTCCTGCTCATCGAGCATCGGGTGCTTAATGCAGTCGCGCACGTAGACGTGGTGGTCGCTCGTGAGCTTGAGGTCGGATCCGTTGTTCAACTTGACGACGTCGATAGGTAGCGAACCTTTGTAGGCTACGGCTTCGACCGTGCTCCAATCATCGAGCCCCCAAATTTTGTCGCCCGGCTTAAGCGACTCGACAGGCGCGAGCTCGTGACCTTCCTTGAGAACGAGCGTGCCCTCCGGAAAGCAGTCGCCCGTGTTGAAGCACGGACCGTGCTTGTCGTCCTTGCTGCACGCGAGCAAGTGCGCGCCCTTGATGTACTCGGTGCCGACCGGATCGGGCACCCACGTCTTGTACTGCTGGACGGCCGCGAGCAGGATCTGCGCGCGAGCTTGGTCGCCCTTTACAGAGGTGCCGCCGAGCCGCGCGTCGTGGATCTGCTCGCCGGCCCACTCCTTGACGCGAGGATGCGTACCTCCCTGTGCGGCGCGCTTCGCCACCTCCTCGAGCGAGCTCCTGACGCCCTCCTCACCGAACGGGTGATCGCGCTTCTCGATCCGGGGCTCCCAGGGCACGCACGCTAGTCTGCCACCTCCGCGGTCGTCTCGACAATGTCGGGTCGCGGGGGCTCGGGTTCCGGCTCGCTCTCGGGACTCGCAATGATGGGGGGCTGCTGCGCGACCGGCTGGAAGCGCTGCCACGGGTGCATCGGCTCGGATGCACTCGAATTTTCGGTGACTGGCGGCACCGGAGCCTGAGCCATCGGGGGCGGCGCGTACGCCTGCGTGGCCTGGGGCTGAACGGGTTGCGACGGGTGCGCCTGCTGAGCCTGCGGTTGATGATGAATCAGAGCGCGCTGGTGGTCGGCCCTGTTGGCGATGGTCTCTGCCTCGCGCAGGAGACCGACCTGCCTCTCGATCTGGGCCGTGCGCGACTCGCTGATGTCGTTGAAGGCCTTCTTCACCTTGTCGATGAGGGAGTCGAGCAGGCCGCCGTACTTGTCGATGTTGGCGAGCAGGGGCGCGCTCACGTTGCCCTCCTCATCGGCCACCATGCGCACCGATCCGAAGTCCTTCACCTTCATGGGGAAGTTGTCATCGTTCAGCACGGGAGGCGCGTCGGGCTCGCTGCCGCCCTCGTCGCCCGGAGAGAACGTCTGCGCCATCTGCCGGCCGAAGTCGTGCACGGTCTTGGCCATCGCGCTGAGCTCCGAGAGCTGCTCGATGGGACTCTTGAGCGGCGGAGGAGGCTGCGCCTGCGGCGCCTGCGCCTGCTGCGCCTGCTGGGCTTGCTGATTGTACTGGAGTGACACGACCTGCTGCTGCAGGGCCGCGTTGCGCGCGTTCGCGTCGTTCAGCTGCTGCATGAGCGCGGTCATCAGCATCGCCATACCGGGGTCGAGGCCCGGCGGAACCTGAATCGGCTGCGGCGCAGGCTGTGGCTGCTGTACCTGAGGCGCGGCGGGCTGCTGCGTCGGTACGAAGTACGCCGGAACCTGCGGCGCCGGATAGCCGGGCAGCGGCGCCACGCCGTAGGGCGGGGACATCTGGTACGGGTACTGCGGTGGCTGCTGGTGGGGACCGCGCGACATGTCGTGCTCCTTCTGCTCGGCGAAGTTGATCTTACCCTGCGCCCACGTGTTCGCGCCCGTGTGCACTTCCCAGTTGAATTCTGCGCGCTCGCCTCGCCAGTGCTCGTTAGCGATGTAGGCTCGCAGCTCCTCGTAGTTGCGCAGCTGAGAGACCAGCTTCTCGGGAATGGACTGGTCGAGCTCCGGCTCGACGCGCCAAATGCGGATGCGAGCCTCTGGGTGAAGCCCCACGGCGAGCTCGAACTTGACGGGCGGCGGCGCGTTGAACCTGACGCGCGTCCTGCCCCGCGACTTCTGCTGGGCCGCGTGCCGGTACTCGGCCGCCGTGCGGGAGCTCTGCGAGTCGAGCGGCATGTTCTGCACGTCCTCCTCGGGGACCTCCACGTCCACGTCATCGAGGGGCATGCCGTTGTCGTCTAGGGGAGTGTTCTCGGCGAAGAGCGGGTGCTCGTCATCGGTCCCGTTCTTCGGCTTCTTCTTCCTCGTCATCGCGCGCTCAGGTAACCACAGGCTCGGCCGCCGTCACGATCCCCGGCACGAGGATGTTCAGACGCGATCGCCAGAGCTGGCGAGTCGCGTCCTGAATGGCGTCGGCGCTCGGGAACAGAGCGTCTCCCTGGGCGGTCGTCGAGAGCACGACGGTGCGCTCGAGTCGCGCGGGCTCGGCGCAGTCTGGATCGACGACGACCACCGTCGTGTCGCTCATGATGGTCATGCCGAGCAGCTCGAGCTCGCCGGTATCGAGGACGATGGCCGACACGCGCGAGAGCAGAGCCGAGGCGCGGGCTAGGCCGAGTCTGATCGCGTACACGAGGGTGACGGTGGCCATTTACTTCTTCTTTCCGTTCTTGCCGGCGGCGCTGATGACGGGTTCCTGATTGTACATGCGGGCGACCGCGGCCGAGATGACGGCCGCGCGCGGTATGTTCAGAGCGGTCGCGAGGGCGTCTATCTGATCGAGCGCCGCGTCGGGCAGGAAGAAAGTGATTCGCCTCGTGCGCACGCGCGAGTCGCTCGGGCGACCCGGCTTGCCCGCGACCCACCTACCCTGCGCTGGCGCTTGGTCCGCCATTGCTCCTCACGACCGCCTGCTGCGGCGCAAGCTCGTCGGGCAGGTCCATCTTGCTGGCAAAGAATTCCTGGAAGATGGGCAGCGCGTCTTCCATGCCAAACACCTCCTCGGTGAACAGCACTGCCGAGACCTCGAGAGGTACGCGGCGACAGACGACGTTCTTGACCTTCTCGACCACGGCGATCAGATCCGCCTTCGAGGGCGGCGTCGCGACGATGCCCTGCCGGTGACCGTGCGCGTGCCCGTAGAAGCGAAACAGCGCCGTGGACAGCTCGTTTGGCAGGAGCCAGATCTCGTACTCCGCCGGCGTCTTCTCGACGAGCACGAGGTCCTCCTCGTCAGTGACCTGCTCCGACACCTCGGGCTTGTTGATGATGAGCCCCACCGGGTAGGGATCGTCTTTCAGCCACTTCTCGCCGATCACGAGGAGCTTGGCCCCGCTGGATAGGGCGAGCCTCGTGATGAACGTCGGCGTCGGCATCGAGGTGAAGCCTACGCCGCCGTACCAACAGTAGTCAAGGCGGCCCTTACCCGGGGCCTCTTCAGCGCCGCATTCGCAGCGTGTCGTGCTCGTCGAACGGGGGCGCGACCATGCGGACCGTGTCTCGCTCGGGCTCCGGCAGCCGCAGGGACTCCGGCGGGAGGGGCGGCTTCAGGTTCAGGAACACGTACTTGCGCTTGAGCGCGACGGGCTCCGAAACAGGCACCTTCAGCTCGATCTTGCGGGAGAGCCTCGTCCGCTCGATGAGCCGACGATAGAACGTCATGCGCACCCTCGGGGTCTTCTCGCGGTGGTCGCGAGTCACCTCGTCGAACTGCGAGACGAGGCGGTCGAACGCGCGGGCCTCCACCCGGGACGCGACCAGCACGCCGAGCAGGTAAGAAAGGAACGGCACCGCGACGACCGCGACGACCAAGAGGATCTCGTTCACGGCTATCTGATCCCACCGCGGCGGTGCCGCGCAAGGAGCGCGAGTAGCACCAGCACTCACACAGCAAATTTCTCAATCGCCGTCAGATTTTGCCTGCGAGTCACACTGCACCGCGGCGGAGTGCCGCGCCTGGAGCTCCTCTTCGGCGCGCATCTGCGCGAGCACGAAGTCGACCTCGCGCTCGTCGTACTTCATGTCGACGAGCAATCTCCGAAGTTCGTCGAACGGGTCCAAGCTAAACTCGAATCATGACGGCAGAGGAAGATCTCGTCCAGCACGCAGAGCGCGAGGTAATAGACGCCGCCGTCGAGTGGGCGAGGGAGCAGCAGCGCGAGCCGCCGGTGAAGCAGTCGCCGTCGGCGTCCCGCCTGCGCACCGCCTGCTACATGCTCCACCGTGCGCGCACCATCACGGGCAAGGTGCGGATGGAGGATGTCGAGCGGGCCATGGCCGAGGATGAGGAGAAAAAGAAGAGGCGCTAGCCGTAGATGAACTTGCGCCAGTCAGTGAACTTGCCCGTTTGTCGGTCAAGGAATCCCCAGCCCTGACTCTTCTTGCCGTGCACGAAGAGCGTCCAGCAGCCGCGGATGGGATCGAGCAGATCAACGCGGTGAAAGTCGCGGCTCGTCAATACGTTCACGTTGCCGGGAAGAAGTACGCGATGCTTGACGGTGAGATCCTCTCGCGTCGCTCGCTCCTCCGAGTAGCCGCCCCGCAAAATGAGCGACACGCACCAGTCCCACGGATGGTTGTGAAGCTCCTCGGCGTCGTCTCCCTTGTGGAAGTGGTGCAGCACGCAGCCAAAACCTGGCGGGTACACGACGCCGGGTCGAGGCTCACCGTGCTCGTCAAAGGGAAAGCTGCCGTCCGCCATCCTCGGAGGCTTCACGAGGTAGTACCTGGTCAGATACTCGCTCACTAGATCGCGGTCGCGAATCACCCTCTTCAACCACTTCATTTTTCAAAGCCCAGCACGTCGTGCTCGTTGGGAATTTCTTTTCGATACTGAACCCAGCCGCGAAAGTTGCCCCAGAAACTTTTAATTGATGGATGACGAACATCTAGATCTTTTCCATCAACAGGACGTGCGACGTGCTCGAACGGCGACATGTGCATGCTGAGCTTGTTGTCGCACATGTCGACGTCCGCCTGCGGGTCCCTCTTACCCTCGTGCGTGAGGTAGCTCACGCGGGCGCAGCGGGCGGTGCTCACCTTCTTGACGTCAACGCCGGCGATCTCGAGGTCCCAAGCCTCTCCGGGCTCGACGAGGGGGGTGTGCCAGTCACCGTAGTTCACGGCGCGCTGCACGCTCCTGTTCATCGCCTCGCGCATGAGCTCGGCCGCGCGCCGGATCTCGGGGTGCGCGTCGCGGTGGCAGCGCAGGTGAAAGAAGTTGTCCCACTCCGTCGCGGTGACGATCACCGTGTGCCACATGAACGGTTCGAGCAGGCGGTTCGTGACCTGCTTGTGGATGCCGTCCTTGCTGAGAATTGAGGCGCTAGTCACCGCGGCGTTCCGCGCGTTCAGCCATTCTTCACGTGCAGCGTTCTGTTGTGGAAGAGAAACCTCCTCGTCAGCCTGCATGCCCTTCTGGTTCTTGCCCCAGTGCGTCGGCACGTACGGGTGCTCCTGCACCATCCGGATCATCTTCTCGATTGGGATGGCGCGCGAGCTGGCGCTATTGCGAGAGAGCATCCGGTGCGTGTTGAACTCGGCGAGCACGATGCGCGGGAACGTGACCTCGAGCGTCGTCAGGCGCACGCCGTCCGGGCTCACACTGTCTGCGAGAATTTTTGCGCTGTGGCTCATGCTGCAACTCCAAATGGAATATTAGGCAGGACCTCTCGGAGAATCCTCCTGCACGCCTCGACCAGGCCGGGATTGTTCCAGGCGCGATTGCGACCGCTCGGGTGCGGCAGCACGACGATGGCGGAGACGTCGCCGCGGCGAACGAGGCTCGGCATCGCGCACTCATAGAGGGCGAACGCCTCACTGACCTTGCGCCCGAGCAGCACGTACGTGCGCCTGTACTCGGCGTCGAGCACGGCCAGCCGATTCGCGCTCGCCCTCGCTGCGGGCGCCGACCACCTGTCCTGCTGCAGGAGGTTCACGCGATCGAAGCTGTCGAGGTACGTCTTGCGGCTGAGACCCATCACCATGTGGCATAGCCTCTCGCCCGCGCAGCCGTCGGGGTAGGGATAGAGCGCGAAGTGCTCGTCGTGCCCGTGAGGGTTGATCTCGCCTACGATGAGGGGCTTCACCGGCCCTCTGATTTTCTGATGAGCCGCCGCGTGTTGACCACCGTGAGCAGAATGCGCCGATAGAGATCGTAGATGTCGGACGTGAAGTCAGTCGTCAAATTCTCCTGCAGCGCCTGCACCACATATACCAGCGAGTCGAGCTGTTCCTGATACAGGTCGTGGAGCGCGTTGCGCCCATTACGAGGGCGCAACCTAACGCCGTACTTCTCTAAGCCATGCGCGTCGCGCTCCTCAATGTCGGCACGGAGCAGCTCCTGCATCGACGGCTCCAGGTCCTTGAACTCGAACCTCTCAAAGAAGGTGTCCCAGCACGCCGGCTCGTCACCAGGTGCGGCAGGCCGCGGCGGAGGCTCGTAGTCGTTCAGGCTCATTTCCTTCCTCGCTTTCCATTTAGGCTGTGCCCATTCAGCTTGCTGTTCGGCTTGCTCTTCTTGGGCGGCTCAATCCGAGGCGCGCAGAGCGCCCTCAGTCCCCAGCTGATCGAGTCGGCGAGCTTCTTCGTCAGGTACTCCGACTGAAACACGTGGCACTGGCTGTAGGAGAGCCTCTGGCCGTCGCGCATGATGCCCGAGAGCTCGTAGGCCCGGTACGCCGTCTGCGCGAGCTCCTCCTTGCGGTTGAACGTGTCGGCCTGCTCGACCACGACCCACATGATCTCGTGGGGAGGTGGCGGCGCGAAGTCCGGTTCGGGCTCCTTCGGCTGAGTGCGCTGCCGACTCGGCTTCATTCGGTGCCCTTCTCGGTCGTGGCGACGCTCATGAGGGCCCAGCCCTCTTGCAAGCCGAGGATCGGGCCGAGGAGCATGTGCGTGACGGTGACGCGCGCGTAGCGACCCGTGTACTTCTTCTTGTCGGGGTCCCACTCGCGCAGGTGAAGCTCGTCGTGCACCCGGAACGGCCGGTCGTAGCGCCGGAGCTCGTAGCTCTTGGTTCCCTTGACGATCAGCTCGAAGAACGCGGGCCAGGTCTTGAGTTCGTGGATCACGCCGACTTCCTCCTGAGGCGCTTGGTCGCCTCAGCCTTCCTGATGACGTCCGTCGCTCGCATGCGCCTGCGCGCTGCCGGGCGTGGCACGAGCTTGACGACGACGTCGAGGTCGAGTGCGGCGGCGAGCATTCGGAACGACCGCTCAGTCATGCTGCGCCCCAGGATCTGCGTCACCGAGGGCTGCGCGTAGCCGAGCGCGTGGGCGAGGTCGGCGTGCGTCAGCCCTTGGCGCTCGCAAGCCTCGGCGATGATTTTTCCGAAACTCTTCATGCTCTCCTCGACGACAAAATGGCTTCTTTCCTGACGACGATGCCCGGGATCTCGACCGCGCCATCGGAGTCGCGCACGGCGCAGCCGATCTTCACTTCGTCGAGCATGAGGTACTCGCGCGGCACGAGAGAGGCGTCGGTGATCTCGAATACCCACATGAAGCGCTGCGAGACGCCGCGCGGTAGCTCCGCCGGCGCGACGGTGGCGAGCGCCTCGCTTGCCTGCTCGGCCGTCTCCGCGTTGGCGGCGGCCTGGATGGCGCGGAGGTTCTGCGCCTCGCGCTCGGCGAGGTAGCCGGCGATCTTTTTCTTCAGCTCGCGCTCCGCCTCCTCGAGAGAGGTCTTCATCGGCCGGAAGAGTGCGTTCACCTCCCGCAGGGCCTTGTTGAGCGGACCCGTGATGGCCGTCCGCTTCTCCTCGACGGCGGCGTGCTGCTCCTTGACCCAGCGCAGGCCCTCGGCCGCGAACTCCTTCTCCTCATCGTTCGTGACGGGCAAGTCGCGCGTCATCTCCAGCGCGTCGCGGTTCGCGTCGAACTCGGTCGACGCGCTCTTGGCCAGCGTGATTGCTTCCATCTACATCCTCCCGAGCTTCCAGAGCCCGATGCCGACAGCATCGACCATGTTGTGATCAAACTTCGTGGCGCGCGGCTTCTTCTGTAAAACGCTCAATTCTGCCGACGAGAGCTTCTGCAGCACTCGTTCATTATGAATGTCCTTCGGCACGGTACCCTTCCACGTGCGCGGATAGACGTATTCAGTCTCCGCCCCGAGATCCTCGTAGAAACCTTTCAACCAACCAGCCTTCTGCCCAAGATCAAGCAAATCATTGACATCTACTTTGTGCTCGTGGGGGTACCAACGAGGAACCTCGATAACAACTCGCTGAGGCAGACCTAGCTCAGGTCTTCCAGCTTTCAGAAGACCCGCTGAGTGAAGCTCCTGGCCAACAAACTTTGCCCAACCTGTTCGATTTCCTGGGTCGAAGGCAAGCAAAGCTTCCGCCGCACGATCCTCCGCTCGAAGTTTTTCGGCCATCGCAACGTAATCAGATAAATTCGAAACGAATGTAGGACTGTTCTCTGCGAGACCTACGGCTACGTTGCAGATCTTACACAGCAAAAATCTTATCTGCCCCGTGACGTGACAATGATCGACGCAAAGGTTTTTTTCCCTTTGGCAGATCGCACAACGCCCTTCTTGTGCTGCAAGAAGCGCTTCATACTCGTGAGGCTCGATGCCGTAGGCGTACCTGCGCTGAAATTCGCGAACTTTGTGCCGATTTTCATTTTCGTACTTGCGATGGCGTTGTCGAGTAAGCGCAGGATCTGCATCACGCCTCTTCTTTTGGTAACAAGGCTCACACAGACCAGCAGAAAAATACGGCCGCTCCGGATGGCACTCAGGAGGCTTTCCTCGTTCAGCCATCACGCGGCCCATGGCACAAGCCTTCCCTGATCTCGAATCTGCTTGGCTTCCTTGCTCCATCTACGCACGAGCATCGGTTCAGCGGTTACCGGGATATCAGGAAGAAACGGTTGTGCTCCGACTACCATCAAGCGTGCGAGCTCTTCAGCGGCTGCGTGCGCCCGTTCGTCATCCGGTACTTCGACGAGCACTTCATCGTGTATGAAATTCACTGGACGACAACCAAAGAGGGGCGAGTCGGGTTCGACGTAACAAGCCTTGGCGATGAGGAACCCCGCGGCCTTCGCAGCGTCGGCGGCGAGCGACTGGAACATGCCGTTCGCGGCCTCGGTGAAGGTGAGGTCGCCGCGGTAGCGATTCGAGAAGAGCTGCTTGATGGCGGGCATCGGCGCGTTGACCTGCGACTTGACCCAGTCGAAGTACGGCTGGCTCTCCGTCCACGCCTCCTTCCAGAAGTCGTAAATCTCGAACGCCTTGTCTTCGTCGACGTCAACGCCGTAGTTCTTGCGCGCGTAGTGTCGCCAGCTCCTCGGTCCGAGGCCGCCGGGGAAGCCGAAGTTGGCGGCCTTGCTCGCCTGACGTGGCTTGTAGACTCGGCCGTGGGGATCCCTCTTGTAGTCGGCGAGAGCCTCGTCGTAAGGGATGCCGAGGATCCTCCGGGCGAGCTCGATGTGGCAATCGACGTTATTTTTGATCGCCTCAGCCATCTTCGAGTGTCCGAGCACCTTTAGACAGACCTGCGACCAGGTGCGGAGCTCAAACTGCGAATAGTCCGACACGGCATAGACGCACCCGGGACGAGGCCGGAAACACTCGCGCACACCGACTTCCGTGGGAAGATTTTGGACGTTGGGAGTCGACGCCGTCCTGCCCGTCGCGAGCAGCGACTCGTAGCGAACCTTGAGCGGCGTCGTGACGGCCTGCTCGAGGAGGGGAATGTCGGTCGAGATCGTTTTTTTCAGTGACGAGAGCTCCGCGTACTTCTCGAGCACCTCGTCGCCCGAGCGCTTGCAGACGTCCTCGTCGGTCTTCGGCTGGTGCTTGCCCGTCTTACCGCCGGCCGTCATCTCGACGAACGCCTTGGCCTGAACGCCATTGACAGCGATCAGTTTTTTCACCTGCCGCTGCTCGACGGACAGCTGCAAGTCAATCTGACCCTCTGTCACGCCGAGCTCGTCCATGGCCTTCTTCACGTACGCGGCGACGACGCGCTGCTGCGTCGCCTTCGTGTCGCGCGTCCCGTCCTTCCTCATGAGCCCGGCGGCGACGAGCTCCTCGGCGATGGCGTCGTACTTCTTCTGCGTCTTCTTCGCGAACTCGCGCACGCCCTCGGGGTCGGCAATCATCCCCCAGCAGCTCATGAGCTGGAGCCAGAACGCGGCGCGCGTCTGCCGGAACTCATCCTCGAGAAAGCGCGGGTCCTCCTCCTGGCGCTGCCAGACCGCGAGCGTCACGACGGGGTCGGCGATCGCGTACTCGACGGCCTCCTTGGGCCACCAGTCGATGGGCACGTCGCGGAGCTCGCCGAAGCGGAGCTGCCAACCTCCCTCGCCCTTGTCGAGCTCGACGCCGAGGTGGCGGCGGGCGAGGTCGGCGAGGCTGTAGTTGAGCTTCTCCGTCTTGCCATCGACGCGCATGAAGCCGCGGTAGACGCCGATGGCGATGTGGTTCAACTTCTCCCGGATCTCGGTGTCGGAGACACGGTCGGCCTCGTACACCTCGAAGATGAGCGGCAGGAGCTCGGGCCACTGGGCGGCGATCACGGAGAAGTCAAACGCGACATTGTCGCCGATGAGCAGCTCATCGGACTCGAGCAGCGCCACGATTGGGTCTCGCGCTTGCGTGTGGTGGAAGAGCTCGCAGTTGTCGAGCGCGTCGGCGATGCCCGCGCACACGAGAGGCGGCGCGAGCAGGCCTGGGCGAATCAGGTCCGTCTCGCAGTCGAGGGCGATGCCCGTCCTCACTTGCCCCTCCCAAGCCACCACAGCGCGACCCTGCACGCGACCTCGATGGCGAGCACGGCGACGGCCATGGCAGAAGCGCCCCAGATGAAGCTCGGCCAGTGCATCACGCGCGCCTCGACTCCCAGGGCCTGAGCCGGCGAGCGCCCGCGGCGAGGTCGGCCCTGCGCGAGCGGCGGCACGCGCGGCACACATACCGAAGGCCGTCGGGCGTGCTCGGGTCCCTGTCGAAGAGGCGCCGGGGCAGCCAGCGCTTGCACGTCGAGCAGTGCTTCACGTCGACACGCTCCCGAGCTCGCTGAACACAGACTGAAACCTCTCGACGTCGCCCGGACCGTGAGGCAGGTAGGCGATCACGTTGCCGTGCGTCGGCGACGCGCCCGGCTTGCCGTTGCTCACGAATCGGATCCTCTTCTCCGGAACGCACACGGGAAACTCGAGCATGCCGGGCCACTCCCTCTCCCCCTGGCTCGCCTGCAGGATGTCGATGCTGAAGCCGACGAAGACGGCCTCGTGAGCGTGCTGCTCGAGCCACTCCTCGAGGAGCTTGCGCCACCACGCCACGGCGCGGCTCTTGGTCTTCCACCGTTCTGCCTCTTCGCCCCACTGCTCGGCGAGCTCCTTCGCCCCGGCCTCGGAGAGCTTCATCTTCTTGCGCTTCTTTTCCGTCATGATGAGGCTGCCGCCCGGCGGGTTCAGGAAGACGCGCCCGTCCCAGTCGAATCCGAGCCCGTCGTGCGGCGGCGCGTAGTACGTGATCGCCCGCACGACCTTGTTCGCCTCCTCGCACGACGCGGGGTCGAGGTCGATCGTGCCGAGCACCTGGCGCGCGGGCTCGACGATGTAGCCCGGCGTCTGATGATCTTCGGAGTCGGAGAGGTGCTGCGGGATCAATTGGCCCTCTCGGTGAACTGCTGCAGACTCCAGCGCGCCCCTTTGCGCTTGTGCGCATCGCGCTGCGCGTTCTTCAGGAGTTCATTCACCTCGAAGGTGAGCATCCTGATCAACCAGAGGCTCGTGTAAGCCCTCATCGAGGGGACCACTTCCCGACGGCCTCGAGCGTACCCGGCAGCGCGCCTACAACGCGGACATTCGAGAGCCACTCGATCCTCTGCTCCCGCGCGCTGAAGCTGCAGAGCTCTACTGAACCATCGGAGTTTACGAGCGTCACGATGGCGACTCGGACGCTGAGACCAGGCGCCGTGTAGAGCACTATGTCCCCGAGTCTGATCACCCGCGACTCCCCGGAGGCTTCAACGCCCGCTGGTACCCCGGCTTCTCCCAGGGCAGCACGACACTGGCCGCACGCTGCCTGTGCGCCTGCTGCTCGGCCGGCGGCATGCTGCTGAACACGTTGGCCGCGGGCGCTACGTCGAGCACGCCGAGGCGGACGGCGGCGGAGTGGAGCCACGCACGTTGCTTGGTGCTGAGCCCGCAGCATTCGACGTCGGCACGCCGCAGCATGCTCTCGAAAACCTCGCGCTCTTTGACTGACAACGAGCGTCCGTCTTCTTCGTCAGAGAGCTCGGTGTCTCGTTCGAGCACGCGGCGTAGTAGGTCGGCGTCGTTCGTCACGGCGCCGCTCCCCCGAGCTGCTGATTCAGCTGGTAGGCGCTCTTGTAGTGAATCTCGATTGCCTGATGCAGGTCGAGCGGCTGCACGCCCATCGCCGCGAGCTTCTGGGCCCCGTACGCGAGGAGGTATACCCAAACGGCGTCGTACTCCGTCTTCAGGCCGTACCTCTGCCCGATCTCGCGGAGCGGGACGTTCTCAGGCAATCCGTACTGGACGCCGACGTCCGCGACCTCGTGCATCACAGCCTCCGTGACGCCGCGCCTCACGAGGTTGATCACGGCCACCGTGAGCACCGAGCCCAGGGCGAACTGGACCGCCGTCTGCGGGTTGCTGAAGAGCTCGGCAATCACCTTGTTCGGGTCGTCGCTCACGCGCCCGACTCCTTGACCTCGCGAAGGTCACCCTGCGGCACCTCCGGCAGGGGCTCCCACTTCTTGTTCCGGTCGTCCTCGTCGAGGATCCACGCGCGCCCTAGCGAGTCGAGCGCGACGATGTCGTCACCGGAGCAGGCTACCTGCACGATCTTAATTCTGTCTGCCATTCTCCGTCTCCTTCAAAAAAGGCGCTGGCCGGCTTCACCGACCGGCCAGCACGGTACTCTCACGCTGCAATTGGTGCGAAGTCGTACACGGTGAAGTCCTTGTTCTCCTTGGTCTTGCGCAGGCGCGTCGACAGACGCAGGCGCGTTCCGATGAACTCGTTCGCGTCCGGCTTCGTAATCGCCTCGTCGAGCAGCTCGATGAGCACGAGCTTCCCTTCGCTGTTCTTGCCGGTCTTGAGCTGCTCGATGTCCTCCTTGTGATGCTTCTCGAAGCCGAGGCACGCCGCGACCCACTCGAGCACCGCGGAGAACGCCACGTCCTTGTCGTTCATGCTCTGGTACCAGCTCATCTTGCTCCCGACGGGGTGGGCCTCGAGGTTCGACTCCTCGACGTCGAGCTCGACGATGAACGCGACGCCCTTGGCGCGGGTCTGCTTGTAGATGGTCTTGCTGACTCGCACGGTGCCCGAGAAGTTTGGCTCGGCGAACCTGCCGCGGTCGTAGATGTTGGCACTCTGAATGCCGTCCCAGATGCTTCCTGTTTGGATCATGACCTTGCCTTCTTTTTTGCTTTTGTTTTTGTTCTGCGCGGGCGAGCCCGCTCAGTCTTCTTCTCTTGCTCGATCCTATCGATCCTGCGCTCGATGTGCTCGACGCTGAGGTCGATGCCGAGCAGTGACAGCTGCGCTCGCAGAAACATCGCGAGCGCCAGGCGCTCGGGGATGAACGCCGTGAAGCCGTCCCGCGGCTCCGTGCTGAAGTGCACGCCGTTCGAGTACTCTTTAGCCCAAATGCGCTCGAGCTTCATGCTGCTCTCCACCACTTGTCCCAGCGCGGCTGGCCTATCTTCTGCGCGAGCTCGTCGGCGCTCATGACGTTGAGCCCCGCGAGCAGGATCTTCTGCGGCGAGCCGCTCGTCTGCTCGACGTAGCGGCAGTCGCTCACTGCCTGCCACACGGAGCCGACGTGCTCGCAGCACGAGGTGAGGACGTCGAAGCGCACCTCGTCGGCCTGCTGCAAGTCGCGGTGCGTGCGCCCGATGAGCTGCTCAGCCTGGAGCCCGTTCGCGGGGAACGCGGTCACGAGGTTTTTGCACCACGCCTGGAGGTTCTTACCGCGGTGGTTCGAGCTGAAGCTCGCGACCATCGGCCGGTCGGCGGCGTGATCCTCGATGTACTTGCCGTCTGGAGTCCGCCCCCGCTTGCCGTAGTAGGGGAGGCCTGACTCGCGCGCGAGCCTCTCGCCGAACGGCACGTGGCTCACCCAGATGATGCCCGCGTTCCTCTCCGCCCAGCCGGCGCAGTACTCGAGCATGAAGTCGTCGAGCCACACGGCGACGGTGTTCGGCTTGAAGTCGTCCTGCACGCGCTGCCACTCGAGGAGCTCCTTCTGATCGGGGTGCGCGTCGCGCACCTGGCTCTCACTGTCGAGCGAGCGGCTGTGGCTCAGGACCTTGCGGCAGAACTTGTGCCAGGCCTTGCGCGCCTCCATCCAGTATTCGGGAGGTCGAGGATCCCAGACGTAGTACAGGCCGAGGGCCAGCTCGAGCGCGTGCGCGCGCATGCGCAGGCCGTCGGCGAACGTGTGCCCGTCCGGGGTAGCCCACTTGTCGCGGAGCGTCTCGAACGCGCGCTCGACCGACGCGGGGACGGCGGTAGAAACTCCACTCACCGTGAGCGTAGCGTCGCAGCCGCTCTCGAAGCTCGCGACGACGCCCGGCGTCTCGACCATCCGGCGGCGAAACGCCGAGCGGGCCGCCGACAGCGGTTCGGTCTCCCAGAGCTTGAGCTCGTCCTCGTTGCAGAGCACCTTCAGCGCGCCGGGCTCGGCGCGCTTGGTCTGGCCCTTCCTCTCGTCGAGCGCGTCCGCCCAGAACTCGCGGTCGGTGGAGTTGCGCGGGATGAACATCCTCTCGGGCGGCAGGCTCCACTCGGCGAGGTGACCGTAGTCGTGGATCGAGCGCTTCGTGAACGTGCCACTTGCCACGACCATGATCGTTTCGGGGTGGTCGTGCTTGTACCGGCGCACGCGTCGCGTGACGGCCGCGCCGAGGTCGCTCATCATGTGCGCCTCGTCGCCCGCGATGCAGTCGGGCGCGTACGCCTCGAGCGCGTCGGCGGCCTGCTTTCGGCCGAGCCACTGGTAGGTCATCACGCGCTGGTGCTCCGGCAGGTCCCAGTGCCGCCCGAGCTCGCGGCGGTCGCGCTCGGTCTTCTCAACGAGGTCGGCGGGGATGAGCAGGAGCGGGCGCCGCGCGAACAGCACGACGGGCGCGAGCAGCGTTACGAGCGTCTTTCCTATACCGACGCGGAGCGGGCCGAAGAGCCCGCGGTGCAGGCCGAGCTCGAACAGGGCCAGGGCCTGCAGCGGCCTGAGGCGCATCTGACCGCCCGGCGCGCGCAGGATGTCCGTCATCTCGTCGGCGAGCGCCTCGAGCTCATCAGCGGACCACGTCCGGCGAGGCATCTTCAGGATGCGGAACAGCTCGTTCGAGAACGGCACCTCGACGGCGGCCTGGGAGGGGAAGAGCTCGGGCATTACCTGCGCCGCCTCTTCTTCGTGCCGTTCACGACGGCGAGCACCTTGATCTTGCGCGCGCACTCAGGCGTGTGGTGCGGGCACGGCATCGGGTAGCCGCACTGAAGCTTGGCATTGTGCCGATCGGGGCAGGGGCAGGACTTTTTCACGTCTTGACCCGAGTCTCCAAGAACGTGTTGCCCTTGTGCTGCGCAATAATCAGCTCAGTCAACGAGGAGCAATTTTCACACGAAAGTTCAACGATGATCGCATCTCTCCAGAGCTTTTCGTTTTCGTATACATTTTTTTCTTTGCAGCACCTCGTCAAGCTCTGTTCGCGATCGACAATAACTTCAACCGCAGAAACTCCTTCACGAAACTCGCCGCGAAAACATACCCGTACAGCTTGCTGATGCAGATAGGCTTCCCCGCAAGCAGCACACCTCAAAGCGACGAGGTCTTCTCCAAAAGCCTCAATCGCAAAAAGATCTTTTACAGTAGTATGCATCACGCCCTCGCCTCCTCGATCACCTTGTCCACGGGCACGACCTCGAATGGCAAAGCCTTCGCGTCCTCGACGGCCATGTACCGGCTCCAGACGGTGCCGTTCCAGTGGAAGCCCGCGGCCTTGACCAGGTCCTTGTCCTTGTACGCCGTACGCGCGATGAACTCGGCCTTGGGGCGAGAGGCGCGCTGCAGCGCCAGGTGCAGCCGGTCCTCGATGTCATCCATGTTCCCGACGGCCTCGAGCAGTCGCGAGAGCAGCAGGCAGTCATTGATCGCGCGGTGGGCAGCCGTGACGGCGACGCCATGAGCGAGCGCGATGGCGACGAGAGAGCGGTAGGCGGACATGATGGGCCACACCATGTCCTCGAGCGTGCAGACCCACGCCGGCCCGAGGAGATCGCCGGCGCCCTCGTAGCGGACGGCCTCGCGCGAGACGAACCCGCGGTCGAAGTCGGCCTGGTGGGCGAGCACGAGGTCGGCCTGCTGCACGGCCTGACCCGCGATGGTCCACGCGATCTCGGGGTCGGTGCCGAGCGTCCGCGCCGCCGGCGGGATCGCGTTGAAGATCTCCGCGGCGTTGCCCTCGCCGAGCAAGAGGGCCGAGTAGCACTCGATGATCGTCCGCTGCTCGACGCTCCAGAGCACGTAGCCGAGCTCGATGACCTCGTCGGAGTCGCGGTCGAGTCCAGCGGTCTCGACGTCGAAGATGAGCACGTTCTTCATTGAATTGCGCCGTTTCCTAGATCAAGCCTGAAGCAGACGATGAACGGCTGCTCCTCCTTCGCATGAACGAGCACGATGCGAAAGAGACCGGGAGCACTCAATCCAAACGCGCGTTCGACGAAGTCGCCAACAGCATCGCGCCAGACTTCAGGCATCGTTGCTAAGTATGGATCTGACAAGAATGCTTGCGAGTGTTCCGCATCGACCACCAACAGCAAAGGCTTCGACCAACCATCCACCACGAAGCCCACACCTACCTTATCATCGACCTTGCCTACTTCCGTGAAGTACTCGCGCCAGTGGCTCGACGTCTCTCGAACGAATCCCTGCACACGAGTCGTCTGCTCCGCCGACATATCGTCGTGCTGCCAAACAAAATTCATTTCAAACCTTCCCGGCCCCGTTGCGCCTGCCGCAGCCGCACGACGCTCGCGAGGTAGGCGTCGGCGGCGTCGAACTTGCCGTCGCGGATGAGCTTGAGCGTCTGCCCCATGGTCTCGACGCTGCAGTAGCCCGAGCGCACGAGCGCGTCGCCGACCTCCATCGCGTCCCGCATCACCTCGGCGCTAGCGCGGACGCGCGCCTTCCTCATGCGCCCCGGAGCTCCTCTTCGATCACGCAAAGATTGTCGCGCATGCGCATGGATGCGTTTTCGAGTCGCACCTCGCGAATGACGTCGGCGGCGCGGTGGCAGAGCTCCTCGAGCTCTCGCACACGCTCGAGTAGGCCGTTACGTAGCCAAGCGTTTTTGGCCGCCTCAGCTTGATCTGCTTTTCCT